AGGTAACTTTGCTGATGAAACTTTTAGACAATTAGAGTTGTTTAATACACAATTAAAAGCACTCTTATCGGTTGACTCGGCTAAACCCACTCAACAAGATATAGACTCGCAAAATGCTGAATTATTCAAAGCTGCATTATCTGAAAACTGGAATTTAAATTAAATTATTAACGAAATTTTATAATCGTGGAAGAAATTAAAAAAATCGCTGAAGACTTGAATGCCAAGTTAAGCGAGAATGAAACAGCGATCAAGTCGGTAAATGACAAGATTGCAGAGATGGGCGATGTACCATCTAACTTAAAAGAGCAATTAGAAAACCTATCAGCTAAAAATACAGAGTTGAATGGACTAATTGAAACTCAACAAAAACATTTAGAATCTGTTGAAGCATCAACTAAAAGAGTTGAAGAGGCTAAAGGGTTCAAAAGTGAGTTGAATGATAACATTGATAAAATCAAATCGGTACAAAACGGTGAGGCATCAAAAGTATCATTTAACGCTAAATCATTATCAACAAAAGCAACTATGTTGCACTCATCTCATACAGGTGATATTGTGAATGATTTTAGATTGCCTGGTGTTTTTGATACTCCTGACAGAGCGCAACACATAAGACAAGTGATGAACACTACATCTTATAATACCGAAACTATCCGATATGTAACTGAAAGTTATACGGATAATGCAGGTGCAAGAGCAGAGGGTAGTGCAGGTAGTGAGTCTAATACTGCATTCACAGAGCAAACAGCTAACACTAAAATTATCTCTACTTACCTAACGGTATCTAAAGAGTCGTTATCTGATATTCCTTTCTTATTTAACCATATCACTAACAGAGGTATGAAAAAAATAATGTTAGAGGAGGATGACCAAGTGTTGAACGGTACAGGCGCATCAAATACTTTAACCGGTATTACTAATAGTGCATCTGCTTACTCTGATTCAATTGCTGACTCAACTGTTCAGAGATTTGACGTATTAGCACAAGCAGTTACACAAGCTGCTGTAAACGAGTACAGACCTAACCTTATATTGGTTCACCCAACTGATTACGACTTAATTGCTCGTGAGAAAGATGGTAATGAGGCATATATTGTACCTAACGCAATGTTGGGAAGAGATGCTTTATCTATTTACGGTGCTAACGTAATGGCAACTACTGCAATGACATCGGGTGACTTTTTAGTAGGTGACTTTGCAATGGGTGCGACATTAGGTATTAGAGAAGATGTAAGCGTAACAATTACAGACTCACACGCAAGTACTTTTACTGCTGGATTAGTTACTATACTAATTGAGGAGCGAGTTGCGTTGCCAATTTATAGAAGTGATGCTTTTGTTTGGGGTGATTTTGCGAATGCTTTAGCTTTAGGTTCTGCATAATCATTAAATTGATATTGCTATATAAGATGGGGTTTGTATTTATTTACAAACCCTTTCTTTTTATACTATATTTGTGAGGTCTATTTATGACGTTGTTTAAAAAGGGGGTTAATTATTTATTTAGTTGCCCCCTTTTGTATTAATATTTTTATTATGTTTGGGGCAAACAATGTTATTATGATAGAATTAATCAAATTTTTCTTTTCAAACGGATTTCCTTTTACCCTACTTTTTCTCTATACTTTATTGTGTGGGGCTATTCTTATTGGAGTGTGTAATGCTTTAAGGGGGAAACGATGAACCGACCTAAAATATCAATACTTTGTTGCTCACTACCTAATAGATTAAAGACATTTAGCACCATTGAGGAGGCTGAACGTCAAGCAAGGGGGTTGCCTGTCGAGGTGCTTTATTTGGGTGACAATTGGAAAAACCCAACAGGGGTAAAAAGAAACATTCTAAAGAACAATGCCAACGGATTGTATATGGGGTTCATTGATGATGATGATGAACTTAAACCCGATTATGTGAGTAGCATATTAGAGGCAACGCAATATCAAAAGGATGTCATTTGCTTTGATGTAGAGATAACCCAAAATGGAGGCGATACAAAGCCTGTATACTTTTCAAAGAACCATCGGAGGGATGAAAACCGTAAATCCAGTTTTATACGTCTACCAAACCATTTAATGTATTATAAAAGACGTATAGCGCAAGGGGTAGACTTTAAAAAAATGACAATGGGTGAGGACTCATTATGGGCAAAGAGCGTTAAAATATTTTTAGAGTCAGAGCATAAAATAGATAAATTTTTATACCATTACATAGCAAATACCGAAACAAGTGAAAGCATTAAAAACATTGGGTTGCATTATTATAAGCAACGCCCACCAAGATGAGTTAAGACAATTGACAGAGGACACCATAGCAGGTTGTAAAAAGTCGGGTGTTGATACTGTTATAGTTGTCATTGAACAGCAAACCGATGTGGAGTATAGTTGTACTACTGTACACCCGGATGAGGAGTTTAATTATAATGCCTATCTAAACATTGGCGCAAGGTCATTAAATTACATTTACAATTTACAGTATTTAGCATTTTTAAACAATGATTTAGTAATGCATAAGGGTTGGGGCTTTTCTTTGATCCAGGAAATGGAGCGACAAAGATGCGGAAGTGGTAGCCCTAAATGTCCTATGCGCCATAAAGAGTTAAACAAGACCTTTATAAGCCACAGGGTTGGTCTTGCGTTCTGTGGTTGGGCGTTTGTATTGAGTAAGGAAGTATACGACCTTATAGGGGGCTTAAATGAACAGTTTGTGTATTGGTGTAGTGATAACATTGTAGCCCATCAGTTAAAGGAAAAGGGTGTAAATCATCTAATCACAAATAAATCAACTGTACGGCACATAAGTAATCAGTCGGGGCAACACTTGGAAAAGGAAGTTTTGATAGATTACACGTGGAAACAAGCAAAGAAATTTAAAGAGATTACAGGGGTGGAGTTATTCCCCGATGAACTAATAGAGAAACAACTAAAACAATAGATATGGATATAGAGATTTACAAAGTACCTAAAGAGCATTGGTCACATTCCTCATTTTTTGACCCATTTTATATGGAGGAAAATAGCACATTAAGACATTGTGAAGACGATAAGGGATGGTATAGATATTATGATTCTAAAGGCTCAAATGAAAGATATGCAAAGTTTGGACCGGACAGGATAAAAGAATGGATAAAGGAGGGTGTAATAAATGAGTAAAGATTTAGACATAATATACACTACTTACAACCGTAAGTACTACACGCAAATAACTTTACCACGCATTATTGATGAGTGCAACCGTTCAAAGCGGTTCAATAGGCTGTTTATTTTCGATGATATGAGTGTAGATGGTACGTGGGAATGGATAAAGGAATTAGAGTTACCATTTAATACCTACGTGATCCAAAAGAAATACGGTAATAGTGTGGACCAAATGAATGAGTACCACAAAATGGGTAAAGCACAGTATTTTTATCATATAGGTAATGACATACTAATGCCGGAGGGTATTTTTGATTTTATGGCTACCTTTATGGATAAGCACCCCGATGCAATCAGTACAATGATAAAAGAGTGTGGAGGGTTGCCGTATATAGTAGATGATGAGTATGGCGAATTTTCTTTTACATCATCATTAGGCATACACCGTAGTAAGTATTTTAAACAGCGCATACCATCAGAAAAGCAGTTTTTTGGCTTTGGTCCATATCAAGCGAGTAAGATGAGGCAACACAAATTAAAAGCGTTAAGGCTTTTGAATGTTGCTAACACCAATTTAGATATGAGCTTTTGGAATAAACAGTACTTTTACAAGGATAAAGGATGGGGGCGAGTTGGTTTAGTAAGCAATCAAAGGTCAGTATTCAAATGTGAGAAAAATTAGAGTTGTGAAGCTATTAACAGAGAATCAATTTAGGGTAAAATGGGAATTAGACAATAATATTAAAACTACTGATTTGTCAACAAAGGACTATGTAAATAGGTTTATTAGTGATTTTATTGATTATAAAATTATGTTTTATATAATGAAAAATGATAAGAATTAAACAAAACGGCAAAGAGTTAATACACGTACACACACCGAAAACAGGTGGCACGACTGTGAGCGAGTTATTAGTAAAGCTATTTGATAGCGAATTAGCCAATGAGGTGAACGGTAAACAAGCCAACCACCTACCATTAAAGTTTATTAATGTAGGCAATGCAAAGACGTTTACAGTAGTACGCAACCCCATAGCGTGGCACGAATCACTTTGGAAGATGCTGAACGATTTAGCACCACAAGCGAAAGGGGCAAGGCGTAGGGGGTGGAATCCTGTTGGAATAAGTGCTTTAATGTATGATAAGGATTTCAGTACATTTATAGATAACATATTGGATAAAGCACCCGACTGGCAAAGTGAGGTATTTGCGTGGTATAGTGGTGTGGATTACTACATAAGAACAGAGTCATTATTAGTAGACTTAAACGAGGTATTACGTAAAGAGGGTTTTGATTATAACGAAAAAGATGTATTAAATGCACGTAATTACGGAGTGCGTAACGGCATAAAGGCAGAGGGTATAAATTGGAAACCAGGACAACAAGAGGAAATATTAAGCGCAAACGCTGAATACTGTAAAAAGCACTTTTATGAGGGTTATTAATATATGCGTTGAGGATCACGCCAATTTTAGTTATGACAATGCACAGGCATTAAGGTCTATTGGTGTGGAGTGTGATAGCTTTAAAATAGCAAAGCACCCATTTAACTATCCTAATGAAAGTACTATTGTTACAGTAGAGGAAATGGCTGAACTTGTTAACGAGTATGATGTAGTACAGATTATGCACTCCGCTATATTCACATTCCCAATAGATAAGCCTAAATGTGTTTGGCATACTGGCACAACTTACCGTATAAACCATCAGGGCATCAATGAATGTTTTAAAGGTGTTAAACCCATTATTGCATTAGGTGAGTTTGCAGTATTAGCACCACCCAATTATGAGTATGTAGTAGGTGCGGTTGATGTTGACAAGTACACACCCGATTATAGTAAAACAGGCTTTGCACATTATCCAAGTAACCCCGATATTAAAGGCACAAAAGACATAGTAAATATGTTTGAGGAGTGCGGTGTAGAGTTAAAGTACAGCACCGAAAAGGTAACTTATGAGGAGCAATTAGAAAGGATGCAAGACTGTAATATGTATGTTGAACTATTCGCAACGCATCAATGGGGTAAACCTTATGGGAGTTGGGGTATAACAGCATTAGAGGCAGCAGCTATGGGAAAAATAGTTATCACTTGCCATACAACAGAGGAGGTATATAAAAAGACATACGGAGAAACACAACTTTTTATAGCTAATACACGTGAGGAGTTTTTAGATGTTATTAGTGATTTAACAATGAATGTTAACTACATACCTCAACAGATGCTAACACGCCAATGGGTTGAGGATAACCACAGCTACCAAGCAACAGGCAAACGAGTAAAACAAATATTAGAGAAATTATGAAATGGGAATATAAAGAGCAGAAAGGATATTTAGCAGAATATGAATTAAATCAACTCGGTGAAGATGGTTGGGAGTTAATAACCTATCAAAGTTGGGGTAGTTTCTTTGATAGTGGTTGCTTTTACATATTTAAAAGACAAATGAAAGAGGAAAATGAATAAAAAGAAGTACCAAGCCAAATTAAAGCAATTTAACTCTACTGAAAAGTATATGAATGAGGTCTATTATATGACCGCTAAAATGGACCTATACAAAGGTGAAAAGGCTTTAGATTATGGGTGTGGTATTGGTACGATGGTGGATTACTTACTAACCAATACAGAGGCACTAATAAGGGGGTATGATCGGTTTATATATTTCGATAGTGAGCCATTTTGGTTCAACTCCTCATTCCATTTTCAATTCGATGTGGTTTATTTTATGCACTCCATAGCCCATATTGAGCAACTTGACAAAAAACTTATTACATTAAAAGAACTATTAAAGCCAGGAGGTGAGGTTTATGTATTAACGCCTAACAAAGAATGGTTAGATAAACAAGATAAAACGAATTACAAACCCGACCCAACAGTCGTACAGCACTATGATGCCGATTCATTAACAAAGGTTTTTGTTGAGTGTGATTATGCCGTAATTGAAGCAAGTACTATTAATGATGGTGAGAGGTTATTTTTAAAAGCAGAGTTATGAAGCCTATAATTGAAAAAGAAGTAATAGTGTCAAGGTATTGGAGTGGCACACGAGCAGGGCAAGTTAAATCTATTGTTACCCTATGGAAGTTATTTGGATATACCATATATAAAACAAAAAAATGAAAGTATTAGCACACATACCATTATATTTACCGCACCACAATAGCGGAGCAGAAACAACAGCACACGCCTTATTTAAGGCACTAACTAAAGCAGGTCACGAAGTAAAGATAATACTCGAAAAAACAAGCGTTGAGGAGTATGATGGCATACCTGTACATCGTATGAATTACCTCTATGGTGATAGAAAAAAGATATTAAACCTGTACGAGTGGGCAGATGTGGTCTATACTCATTTGGGTTCAGTTGGGTTTGTAGATAACCTTACAAGGCTATTTATTAAACGCCCTGTTGTTTATTATGCTCATAACTCTTACCGTTCATCTGCTGTACAGAGAGGTACTCAATACAAAATTGTTTACAATTCAGAGTGGGTACGTGACGAATTACAGAAAGTGTATGGCGAAAAAAGGAACATTGTATGCAATCCTATTATTGACACATCGAGCCTAAAGAAAAAAAAGAAAGGCACTAAAATAACCCTGATAAACGCCAATGAGAATAAAGGGGGTTATGAGTTTAGAGATATTGCACGTAGTATGCCGGATGAGGAATTTTTGATAGTCAAAGGCTCTTATGGTACGCAAATAGTCACAGACTTACCGCCTAATGTAGAGGTGGTTGATAATACTGATAAAATGTTGCCAATTTGGGAACAAACAAAGATCATAGTAATGCCATCGGCTTACGAGTCATTTGGTAGGGTTGCAGTAGAGGCAAACTATTTAGGTATTCCGGTAGTATGCACACCAACCAAAGGGCTAAAAGAATCTACGTTAAACAAGGGCAATTATGTAATGAAAGCCGACATTGAAACTTGGGTAAAAACCATTAAGAAAATCAATGCTAAATACCCCGATTATAAGAAAAAGGCAAAGGCGATAGGCAAAGAGGTCATTGAACAAAATAAAAACCATTGCAATAATTTCGTTAAATTTGTGGAAAATATATATAATGGAAGTAAAAGCATTAACACGAATAGTAAGAAACGATAGCAAAGGCGTTATTGAAGCAGGTGAAGTATTTGAATGCTCAAAAGAACGATTCAAAGTATTATCTGAATTTGGCAAAGTAGAGGCAGTTGTAAAACCTGTTGCAGAGAAAAAAGAAAAAGCCAAAGTATCAACCAAAGAAGAGAAATCCACTAAAAAGGATAAATAATGTTATTAACCGATTTCAAGGTAACAACCGATAGCGGTGCAGAGCCTGTGACAATTAATGATGTAAAGCAGTTTTTGAAGATTGACTTTGAGAACGATGATGACTTGATAGCCTCATTAATAGTATCGGCTCGTAATTGGTGCGAGAAATACACCTCACGAACATTTATAGCAAAGACCGTAACAGGGCATTTTGAGGGTGATGGTAACGATGGTAAAATAAACCTACCTTACCCACCTATTGACTCGGTAACATCTGTTACAAGGGTTAGACAAGATGAAAGCACAGCATTAACCGTTAATACTGATTATTATTTAATGGGCGTACAGGATAAGTACATTGATATTAACACATCGACTGTTAATTATGTTACTCCTGGAACATCACCAAATGATAATGTACAGGCTTGGAATATAGAGGTTATTTATGTTGCAGGTTATGGATATGAGCGTAGCGATGTACCAAGTGCCATTAAATCGGCTATAACACGCCTTACATCTTATCTATATGAGAACAGAGATGAGGTTGAAGTAGGTACAATAATAGCTAAAGTACCATTTGGTGTTAAATCATTGTTAGAACCTTATAAGGTGTTGCATATATGAATTACGGCAAACTAAATAAAAGAATTAGTTTGTATTTAACCACATCGGAGCGAACAGATGCAACTGGTAACATAAGCCTTATATATACGGTTAAGACTGTTTGGGCTAATGTTAAGCAGATGAGTGCAACGAGAGTAGATGAAAGTAGTAAGGTAGTCAATGCTACTCAATACAAGGTAACATTTAGATACGATACATCTATTCGTACAGAGATAGGCGAATTTGTTATTTACTACGGCACAAAGCCATTAACACCTCATACAATAGAGAATGTTGATGAGGATGATGATTATATAATAGTAATGTGTAGCGATGGCGGTAACTATCAAAATTGATGCATCGAGTGTATTTAAAAAGCTAAAAATATACCAAAAGGAGGTATTAGATAATGCACGTGACGAAATGTTAGCCACAGCATTAGAGGTTGAAACCGATGCAAAGGCAACGGACAGAATGCCAATTGATACAGGTCGTTTAAAGGCAAGCATCCACACCATCACAAGTCCAAGCGATGATTTTAACTATAAAGATGATAAAGGCAACAACTATAACGGATCAATAGATGGTCTACCATTAAGTATTAAAAGTTTTAATATTGCTGTGGGTACTAATGTAGAGTATGCCATATTCCAAGAGGCTAAAAATGGCTTTTTGATTAGTGCAGTAAAAAAGAATGAACCGGGCTACTTAAAGCGGATGGATAAAATACTGAAAAGAAAATGAAAGACGTAAACAGCATATTAAGAGAGAAATATATAGCAGCTTTAGGCTCATTGACTGACTCGGCAGGTGCATCGGTTTCAATATATGATAGAGTACCATCAACGGCAGGCGATAAGTACGCCTTTTTTGGAGCATTTACCTCTAACGAATGGACCGATAAACAGGGCTTTGGTCAAGATGTAACGGTAACGGTTAATGTAATATGTCAGTATAATGGTAATGCAGGGGGTCAAAAGGAAATAGATTTAATAGGTGGTCAGATAACAGAGGCTATAAGAACACGAACCGTATTAGATTTAAGCCCTGATTTCGATATGATAACCGTAACAGTAGACAACCAATTTAACTCCAGTAGGGCGGTTGGAGGCGGTATTGAATACCTCAAAAGTATTCGTTTTAGACACCTCATAAAACAGCTATAAACTTTTTCAAAACGCATTAATATAGTAGGTATTTTTGTAGGGTAAATTAAAAAAACTTATACAAATGGCTAAAATTAATGGAACATTAATGCTTGTTGAAGCGGATGGCGTGGGAATCGCTTATTCAACATCAGCAGAATTAAATATAAATCAGGAACTTTATGACACTACGTCTAAAGGTTCATCAGCGTGGGCAGAACACGGAAACGGATTAAGAGATTGGTCCATCTCTGTTGAGGGTCTTGTTGACTTTTCGGCATCTTTTGGGGCTATCGGTCTTAACAATATGATAGCAAACCAAACAAGCGTTACTGCACAATTCACAACATCAGCAA